GTACCCGGGTAGACCGGCTGGAGCTGCGTCTGGCGCTGTTCGGGTATGAGGGCAGCGCGTATACACTGACCTTTGACCGGGAGCATGAGCCTCAGACATTCCAGGATGTGCGCAGGGCGTGGCGGAGCTTCCTGTACCGGATGAAGAAATGGAAGGGGCGGGGGTTCGACTACGTCTACCTCATCGAGGGGCGGCACGGCGATCACCGCTACCATATCCACCTGGTCCTGCGGGACAGCGACTTCTCCCCGGCGGAGGTACGGCATCTGTGGAAATTCGGTACGGATGTGGACGATGAGCCGCTTCTGAAGCACCCCCGGGACAGCTACCGCCGGACGGCCAAATATTACAACAAGGAGGCCACCGACGGAATCACGATCCCCATAGGCGGCAGGACGTGGGTCTGTTCCCAATCGCTGCTGAAGCAGCTGCCGCCTGCGGAGTACTGGCGGGACAGCGATGGGTTTATCCCTATACCGCAGGATGTCCGATGCCAGGGAACCTATCACACCGCCAACGAGTTCGGCGCGTACCGCTACGCATGGTACATAGAGGGCCGGACGGGGAGCGTTTGTTAACGTATTAAATATGAATCTCTACCTTGGAATATAGTTGAATAACTGACAAAATCAGAAAGGACGGTTGACGGTGGAATTGAATCGTGATAAACTGGTCGTAAAGGACGGATGGATTACCTGTCCGGTCTGTAGGCGAAACAGGCATTTGCATCGGGTCAATGATGACACGGAGGCAAAAAATTTACCGGTCTTCTGCAAAGACTGCAAGACTGAGCTAATCCTGAATATCGCGAGAGGCCAGAGCGTTGAGCGCCGGAGCCCATGACATCCAGAGCGGATGTTTGTGGGTTCCGGCGTTTTTATTTTTGCCTCCGGAGGTGATAGCCCGATGGCAATGAAACCGCTTCGACCCTGCCGGCATCCAGGCTGCGGGGCTTTGACCCGGGAGGGATACTGCCCCGCGCATAAGCCGCAGGCCCGTCCCAGGTCCCCGGAGGCCGCGGCGTGGCATCGCTGGTATTCGTTGAAGATCTGGACGAACGATCTCCGTCCGGGCCAGCTCCTGCGGGAACCGTTCTGCCGGGAGTGCGCCCAGCGCGGCGTGCGGACGCCCGCAACCGACGTGGACCACATCCGGGACCACAAGGGGGACTGGGCCATGTTCACAGACCCAGAGAACCTGGAAAGCCTGTGTCACTCCTGTCACAGCCGGAAAACGGCAGAAACGATGAAACAAGTCCGGCAAAAACGGGGGAAAGCTGGCAGCAAAATTTGAGCAAAAATGCTCCAGCTTTGGGCGCAGGCGTGCCACGGGCGCATGTGCGCAGGATTCTTTGCACCCCCCCCACCCCAAAAAAGTTTTTGGAACGAAGGCGGCAGACCGCACGAAGCCTATCCGTGAGAGTTTTTCTCCCCACGGAGATTTTCAGGGGCGGCAGGGCCGGAAAGGACGGTGAGACTATGGCGGGACCTCGATCCCCCATTTCGGTGATAGAGGCAAAAGGGAAAAAGCATTTGTCCAAAGCGGAGATCGCTGAGAGAGAAATACAGGAAATTCGGGCGCACCCGCCCAAGCAGATTCGGGCCCCAGCCAGCCTGCCCGTCGAGCTCCGAAAGGATTTCCTGGACATCGGCAAGCAGCTGAGCGAGATGGGGATCTTCTGCAAGCTGGACTACGACACTCTGGTCCGGTACCTCGTCGCCCGGAAGTTCTGGCAGCGGGCGTCCGATGAGATCGCCGCCGCCCTGGCAGTGGATGACCGGTCTGCGGCGGAGAAGTGGACCAGCCTCCAGGACAAGTATTTCAAGCAATGCCGGGGCTGCGCCAATGATCTGGGCCTGACCATCGGAGCCAGATGCCGCCTGGTGATTCCCCGGAAGGATGAGCCGGAGGAAAATCCGCTGGAGGCCATACTGCGGAGGCGGCAGGCATGAGCGAAGCGTCTCCTGCCCTGCTGCATCTGACGGACGCTGTCTCTATTCCGGTGCCGGAGAGCGGCGAGACGGTCCGCTTCGATATGGATGCCGCCCAGATCGTCAAGGATTTCATCGGGCTGCTGCCATTCGGGCAGAACGAATGGGCGGGCAAGCCGTTTCAACTCCTCCCCTGGGAGACGGACGCCATCGACCAGTTTTATGGCGTAGTGGTCCGGGACGAACCGGACGGCGTTGGGGGACCGTCATTGGGCTTTCAGCCCAGCGACCGGTCCGGCAGCGCGCGCGCTGCCTGGCTGCGGTACCGGCAGTACCTGTATATCGAAATTCCCAAAAAGAACGGCAAGAGTGAATTTGCGGCGGCGCTGGGGCTTTACCATCTGCTGGCAGACGGGGAGCATCTGCCCAACGTAGGTATTTTCGCATCGGACAAGGACAATGCCTCCATCATCTACAACGCCGCCAAGTACATGGTAGAAAACGCATGCCTGGGCAAGCCGGAGCATGATCCCATTGCCTGGGCGCGGGACAGCCGGAGGGAAATCCGGACCAAGTACGGCGGCGTGATGAAGGTCTACAGCTCCGACGCCCAGACCAAGCACGGCTACAGCTTCTCCGCCGTCATCTTCGACGAACTGCACGCCCAGCCGGACCGCCGGCTGTGGGATGTGGTGACCACCGGTTCCGGCGACGCCCGGCGGCAGCCTGTTTACATCGTGCTGACCACCGCCGGGGATGACCCGGACCGGTCCTCCATTGGCTGGGAGGTCCATGAGAAGTGCCGGAGGCTGCTTAACTGGCGGGCCGGGACGCCGGAGAGTGAAACAGACCGGGACGATCCTGCATGGTGTCCCATCATGTACGGCATCAGCGTGCTGACCGGGGATGATCCTGATCGAATCGCGGCGCTGGACATCTATGATCCGGAACTGTGGAAACAGTGCAATCCCTCTTTGGGTGTGACGGTACAGCTGCGCACCGTGCGGCAGCACGCCAGAAGCGCTAAGCAGAGCGAGGCCCAGGAACGGCTGTTCCGCTGGCTGAGGCTCAATCAATGGGTGTCCACCAAGAGCGTGGGGTGGATACCGCTGACGGTCTACGACAAGACCCAGTGGAACGGTGACGCGGAGACGCTGCGGGGCAAGACCTGCTTCGGCGGTCTGGATCTCTCCAGCACTACAGACCTGACGGCTTTTGTGTTGGTGTTCCCCAAACAGCCGGGGTTGGAGACGGCGGTGACGCTGTGGCGGGCATGGCTGCCGGACAGCAATATCGAGGCGCGGGAGCGGCAGGACCACGCCCCCTATCGGGACTGGGAGCGGGCCCGCTTCCTTACCCTGTGCCATGGGGATCTGATTGATTATCCGGACGTGGAAGCCGCTATCCTGGAGGCGGCGGGGCGGTATGACCTGGAGATGCTGGGGGTGGACCCCTATCTCAGCCGCACCATCACCGCCCGGTTGAATGAGAGCTTCCATGCGAGGAAGATCAAGACACAGATTGTGGAGATCCCGCAGACCATGCTGGGCATGAGTCCGGCCATGCGCTGGATCAAGGAGGGCATGTATGCCCGGACGCTGCTGCACGTCCATAACACCTGCGCCCGGTACTGCTTTGGCAACGTCCGCTGTGCCACAGACGGAAATGCCAATACCAAGCCCATGAAGAACCGGTCCAGAGGCCGGATCGATATAGCGGTGGCCTGGATCATTGCGGTGGCAACCATGCTGGTTGCGGAAGCTAACAAGCCGCCGGAGGACGTAACAGACAAAATCCGGCAGGGAAATTTCAGTTTTTAAGCGGATTCCCGGCGCTGTGCCGGGGAGCAGCAAAAAAGCGTCCACCAGGACGCCAGGAAGGAGAATGCCATGAAAAATCTTTTGAAAGGGCTGGTCAAGTTTGGTACCGACCTGGTACTGCTGGGCGGGGCGGCGGCCATCGCCGTCGGGGCCGGGATGATCTACTTCCCGGCGGGACTGATTGCCGGAGGCGTGCTGGCCATCGCGGGGGCGGTGCTCAGCAGCCTGGGAGGCGGTGGCGAACCGTGAGCGTCAGTAAGGGCCTTGCCCGTCTGGGCCGGAATAAGAGCGCGGGGACGGCGAGTCTCTCTTTGGAGCGCGCGGATGGATGGTTCCCCGTTGGAAAGCGGCGGGAACTTTCGCCGGAGACGGCGATGAAGGTTTCGGCGGTCAGCGCGTGCGTAGAAATCATATCCAACGCCATCGGGATGCTGCCGGTGTTCATCATGGACAGCGAGAGCAAACAGCATCTGAGAACCCACCCGCTGGGGCGAGTCCTGTGGGAGCGGCCCAATGAGGCCATGAGTCCGTTTGTATTTTTCCGCCTGATGGAATGCCAGCGGCTTCTTCGGGGCAACGCCTACGCCTGGATCTACCGCAGCGGCTACGGGGAACCGGTGGAGCTGATCCCCCTGCCGTCCGCCGCCTGTGACCCGGTGATCGAGCCGGGAACCGGGAAGCTGTGGTATCTGGCGTCGGAACCCAGGAGCGGAATTGCCTGCAAGCTGGACCCGGCGGACATCCTGCACTTCAAGGCGTATTCCACCGACGGAATTCGGGGTGTCTCTGTCCTCCACCGGGCGCAGCAGACCCTGCAAACCGCAGCGGCGGCCCAGAGCTATGAGCAGGCCCTCTATGAAAATGGCGGACGGCCCAGCGGCATCCTGAAGGTTAAGACAGACCTGGGCGACAAGATCAGCACACCGGATGGGAAAGTGATCCATCCAAAGGAACTGATCCGCGAGGAATGGGAGAAGATCCACACTGGCCCAGGCAACGAATTTCGTGTTGCGGTCCTGGATCAGGGAATGGAGTATCAGTCGATCTCTATGAACAACACAGACGCTCAGTTTGTGGAGAACAAGGCGGTCACCATTGCGGATATCGCCCGTTTTTTCAGCGTGCCGCTCTACAAGCTGGGCGAGGGCAAGATGTCCTACAGCAGCAATGAGCAGAACAACATCGAGTTCTGCGTGAACACCATCCAGCCCATCGTCACCCAGATGGAGTTCGAGGAGACAAACAAGCTATTGACCATCAGCGACCGGAAGCGGGGCCTGGAGATCCGGCACAACATGATGGCCCTGCTCCGGGGCGACACAGCCAACCGGGGAAATTGGTACAAAGCCATGCGGGAAGCCGGGGTCCTGTCGGTGAACGACATCCTGGCGCTGGAGGATATGCCGCCGGCAGCCGGAGGCGGCGATCATTATGCTTCGCTGAACTATGTGCCGCTGAAGGACTGGGCGGAATTGAGCCGCCTGCGGGCCAGAGCGGACACAAAAGCGGATATGGGAGGTAACGAATAGTGGAAAACATCACGAAAGGCGCGGTGGTGACCAAGAGTATCCCCGCGGCGGGAGAGATGGCGCTCATCAACGCCCAGGCCCTCCGGGAGATGAGCGCGGACGAGGTGTTCACCTTCCGGATCGCGGCGGCGGACGACCGGGTGGACCGGGATTTTGAACATTTTTCCGTGGAGTGTCTGAAGGAGCTGGCGCGGCTGTATGTAGGCAAGACGGTCATCACCGACCACCAATGGAGCAGCGGCAATCAGGTGGCGCGGGTATACGCCGGGACGGTGGAGGAGGGCGGCGGCATTCACCGGCTGATCCTCAGCTGCTACATGCTTCGCAGCGAAGCTACCCAGGCCGCGATTGACGCTATCGAGGCGGGGATCGTCCGGGAGGTCAGCGTATCGGTGGCGGTGCGGTCCGCCGTCTGTGGAATCTGCGGGACGGATAAATCCAAGTTTTCCTGCAAGCATCAGCGCGGACAGGAGTACGACGGGAAAATCTGCACCGTGGAGCTTCGGGACCCGGCGGAGGCTTACGAGGTCAGTTTTGTGGCGGTTCCGGCCCAGCGGGAGGCAGGCGTGGTGAAAAGTTATGCCGGGGACGGGGAGACCCCCCCGGAGGCCCCGCCGGAGGATGAGAATGCAGCGCGGCGAAAAAGGCTGGCCGCGATGATCGCATTGGAAAAAGTCAAATTTATCGAGGAGGTACAAAAACCATGAATCTGAAACAGAAGTGCTATGATCTGCTGGCACAGCACAAGACCAAGGTAGGCGAGGCACAGGCCGCTGTGGAGGCCGGAGAGCTGGACAAGGCGGAGGCGCTGACCAGGGAGGCTCAGGAGCTGGCCGGTCAGATCGAGAAGGTGAAAGCCCTGATTGCCGAGCAGGAGCGCTACAGCGGCGAGCCGGAACCGCAGAATCCCCAGAAGGGTCTCCATCTCCAGCAGGAGGGCGCGGAGGACGGCTACCAGAAGGCAGTGAAGGCGTTTGCCCAGGCTGCGCGGGAGGGCTTCCCCCGGCAGAAGGCGGCCGGGGACATGATGCAGGAGGGTGTCGATCAGGACGGCGGCTACACCGTGCCGGAGGATATCGTGACCAGGATCATCGCCCTGCGGGAGGCCAAGGAGAGCCTGTTGGATGAGGTGCGCGTCATCCCCGTGAAGACCAGGAGCGGACGGCGCACCATCAAGAAGAGAGGCCAGCATCAGGGCTTTGCCACCGTGGAGGAAGCGGCAAAATTCGGCAAGACCGCCACGCCACAGTTTACCACCCTCCGGTATGAAGTCGAGAAGCGGGGTGGATTCCTGCCCGTCACCAACGAACTGCTGGAGGACAGCGACAACAATATCGCCGCCGTGGCCCAGGAGTGGCTGGCGGACGAGGGGCGGGTCACCGCCAACAAGGAGATCCTTGCCGCTGTCCAGAAGAAGACGGCCCAGGATCTGAAGAACCTGGACGGCATTCTGGCGGCCTGGGTGGGCCTTGGCAGCACCTTCCGGACTACCAGCAAACTCATCACCAATGATGACGGCCTTTTGTGGCTGGGTACGCTGAAGGATGCCAACGGGCGGTACCTGCTGACCCCCAATCCGGCGGAGCCTCAGCAGCTGCGGCTGTGCGCCGGCCCCTACAATCTGCCGGTGAAGACCTATGATAACGAGACCATTCCCACAGTGGACGGCAGGATTCCCATGATCCTGGGCGATTTGACGGAGGGCGTGGTCTACTGGGACCGGCGGCAGTTCTCCGTCAAGGTGTCCGACGTGGCTGTGGTAGGCGATTTCAACGCCTTTGAGCAGGATATGACCATCTGGCGCGGTTCCCTGCGGGACGACTGCACCACCCGGGACGACGGGGCCTTCGTGAACGGGTATATCGCCCAGGCTGCCGGACAAAGCGCGGATGGCCCCCAGGGCTGAGGAGGGGATGACAATGCCGAAAGCAAACGATAAGGCCCTTGAGAGCGTCCAGGAGGCCGTTTTGCACCAGGAGACATCCCAGGATACCCAAAAGGTGGAAACGGCCCAGGAGGGTGTGGAAAACGCCGCAGAGGAAGCCGGGCTGGTGACCTACCGGGTCGCCGCCCCCAGGGGGATATATCTGCGGGTAGGTCCCGGACGGGCCTACCACGCGTTGGGCGTGCTGGCAAACGGCACGGAGGTCATGGGCGGGGACTTGTCCGGGATGCTGCGGATGGGCCGCAAGCCCGGGGATATTGCCTGGATTAAGGTCACCTCTGAAACTTTCACAGGATGGGTGGACGCTTCGTTCCTGGAGCGGGTATGCTGACGGACATGCGTCGGGCGTCGCTGCTGGCCTATTGCAAGCTGACGGAGTTCGGGGACGATCAAGAAGTGCTGGCGTTGCTGGAGACGTTCTATGACGCGGCGGAAGGGTATCTGGCGCAGGCCGGGATTTCGCCGCCGCCGGAGGGAACGCACAGACGGATGCAGTATGATCTCTGCGTCAACTACTTGGTTCTGGATAGCTGGGACAACCGGGAAGTTACTTATACCGGCACTACAGTGGCGGATAATCCGGTGTTCCGGCGGCTGGTGACGCAGTTGAAGCTGACAGAGCCGCGGGACGTGTCCAACTTGGACACAGAAGAGGGGGCGTAGTTCATGGCGAAGAAAGCGAGGGCCGGGGAGCTGCGGACGGTGGTGCATTTCCGGCGGGTGCTCAGAGGAACCGACAGCGAGGGTTACGCCCACGAGCGGGAGGAGTACGTCTTTCCGGACGGCGCGGGCGGTGAGCGGGGCATCCACTGCAAATGGGTCAATGCCCACGGGACAGAGGTTTTCTCCGCTATGCAGCTGCAAATTCGGGAACCGGCCACGCTGACCATGCGGTACTCCCCGCTGATCGACGCCGCCATGCTGGTCTACAAGGGCCGGGACCCGCGCCCCTATGAGATCATCAGCGTGGACAACGTGGAGGACCGGGGGAAATGGCTGGAGATCAAGGTCCAGCGGAAGGGGGCGGCACGGTGAACGTGGAAAGTAAGATCGTAGCTGCGCTGGCCCCCTTCGGAGACCCGGTAGAAAAATCCCTGCTGTACGCCGCGGCGCAGGAATTGCCGCCCCAGTATTACACGTTTTCCTGTTCCTCCTTCGGCGACGACTTTGGGGACGATGAGCCGGGATGTGAACGGTGGCTGGTGAGCGTCCACTTCTTCGCGCCGCTGAATGGAAATATTACACGGCGGGTGGCGCAGACCAAAAAAGCGCTGTTCCGGGCTGGGTTCACCTGGCCCAGCACCACCGACGCCGGGGACCATGAGGGACAGCATATCGTTTTCGAGTGCGAGATCGCGGAGGAGGTGGAGCCGGATGGCGAAGCTGGAAGTGAATGGGTTTGATGCCCTGATGGACGATTTCATGGCGCTTGCGTCCCTGCCTGACAGTGTGACGGACGGCATACTGGACGCGGAGGCGGATGTAATCGTGGAGGCTCAGCGGAAGACGATGGCGGCAATGTGGAAGGGCCCCTACAGTACCGGCGATACGGCCAGGGCGGTCAAAAAAACGCGGGTCCACAAGGGTTCCAACAGCAAGTACATCACCGTCTATCCCCAGGGCCGCAACCGGAGGGGCGAACGCCACGCCGCAGTGGCGTTCATCAACGAATACGGCAGAAAAGGCCAGCCTGGACGGCCCGCCATCCGGACGGCCAACGAGCAGGCGGCGGACAGGGCCGTGGACGCCGGAGAGAAGATTTATCACGCTTTTCTGGACAGCAAAAAGCTGTAATTTTCTTAGGAGGATAACTATATGGCAAGTTTTGGTGCAAAAAATCCCTATTTTGTACGTATCAAGGATGAGCCGGATACCGAGCTGCCTATCTATGAGGGCGAACCGGTCAAAATCGGCAGATTGGTCAAGGCAGATATGTCCCTGACAATGGCTTCCGGCAAACTCTACGCCGATGATGAGCTGGCAGAGAGCGCGGAGGAGTTTGTCAGCGGCAGCATCGCCATGGAGACGGATGACATTCTTGACGAAGTGGCAAAAGTGATTTACGGCGCGGAGGTGAAAGAGAGGCAGGTCGTTTACAACACCGGAAATAACCCGCCTCCCGGCGGCTTGGCTTATTACAAGAAGCTGATGCGCCGGGGAAAGATCTTCTACAAAGGCTACTTTTACCCCCGTGTCAAGGCCGCGCTGGGCAACGACACCGCCCAGACCAAGGCCGACAGCATCACCTTCGGTACCAGCACGACCAATTTCACGGTTTTCGCCGCCAATAACGGCGATTGGCGGCACACGGAGGTGTTTGACAAAGAGGTGGATGCCCTCGCCTGGGTAAAGGCACAGCTTACTTCCGCCGCCGGCGGGGATACGCCTACCGGCGAAAACGAGGGCCAGGGATGAAAGCCGTAAAGTTTACCCTGGCGGGGCGGGAGCGGCATCTGGCATACACCGTGGAGGCGATGTTCCAGCTGGAGGAGATGTTCAGCGGAACGAAAGAGATGATAGACGCGGTGTCGGATGTAGGGCGGGAGGGCTTCCAGGCGGCCTGTAAGGCTGCCGCCGTCCTCGCGGAGCAGGGGGAATTGGCCCGACGGCATATGGGCTATGACCCAGCGCCCCTGCTCTCATCGGAGGATATCGCCGCTACGCTGGCACCCAGCGAGCTCCCGGCGCTGAAGCTGGCGGTTACCTCCGCCGTCTCGCTGGGGTTCGGACGGGAGATTGAGCCGGAGAATGACGAGGTGGACGTGGGCCTTGCGGAGCTGAGCGAGCAAAAAAAAACGAGGTGACCCGCGCCCACTACCTCCGGATCGGGGCGCTGTGCGGATTCTCCCGGAA